CCTTCCAGCTTTTCAAATAATTTTTTTGTTCCAGCATTTATTTTCTTCTCCACCAGATTGGGCTTCTTTTGACTCAATCTAGTTAAGTCGTGCTTACGAAGCTTATCAATTAGAGTGTTTCTATATTCTTCTGCCTTCTGTAGTTTGGTCGTCAAATTTTTATTAAGCTTGCGAAACTGTGTTGCATCGTCAAGCAAGGTTTGTATCGTGATATCCTGCTCTGCCTTTGCTGCTTCCAGTTTAGCACCGTTTTCTGTAAGCGTTTGGATTCTTTGTTGGGTGTCCTTGTAATAGTAGTAGCCACCATATGCCACGCTACCCACAAGACCGAACACTATTATAAGAGCATATACCTTTAGCATTGCATTTCTGGCTCCTACTTTTTAGCACTCATGTAAGCTGTCATCCCCATGTACGCTCCGACGACGCCAGCCATTCCAATGTAGAAAAGACCGAAGAGATCAGCCAAAGCTTTAATCCGAGAGTCAGGAAAAATAGGAAGAAAAACGGCAGCAGTAAAAATAAGCATGGCAATGATGCTAACCCAAGCCATCTTCCTTTGTGCGTCTGCCTTTTCTTCCGCAGCCTCGGCTTCGTGTATGGCTTTGACTGTTGCAAGTTCAGCATCGCTAACCACACCATCCCCATCAACATCATACTCCTCGTAAACGCTGTCCTTCTGGAGAACTTTTTTTCCTTTTGCTGGTTTCTTAGTAGCCATGATCCTCTCCTGTTCTCATCATGCCACTCAAAACATTTGCGCGATCACCCACTTGCCTTGCCCACTTCGAGTCAAGCATCTCAACGCCAGCCTCTTCGTATCGCCCGTTCTCAATGTGAGCGAGTGTGTTAACAAACTTAGACAAGGAACCAAGCCCCATGTTGAAAGCCATGTCCACCACAACTCTCTGACGCACGTCATCAAGGTCTGACCACCACGAAAAAGCACGTTCCACTTCTTCCTGAAAATCCCTGATATCATTGGCAAGCATCAACTCAATCTCGTCATCTGACAGCCCTCTGTCCCTGAGATTGCGTCCTACGCCAATCGTTTCAATACCTTCGGTATCTAGGTACACCTTGGATCGCACCCCTTCGTGAACCTTTAACTGTGCTATTAACTTGTCAATATCCATATCTCTTTACCTCCTTCAAGTTACTGGTAACTTGTCACTATAAAATTTTCGTGACCAGCGTCGGTGCCTCAACAACGGTCTCCATATATAGGGAAAAGCCCAGCTTGCTTTCATGACCGTCCAGTTAAACAGGTTATAGGGAAACTTCATTGGTCTCATGTAATCCAAGAAAAGGATTACCCGTAACTGATCAGTCTCATTAACGGCGTAGTGGTTGTATGTGTCATCAAACAAAACAACCTTGCCATTTCTCCAATGGTACTTGTCACCCTCAACATTGATGTGGCACTTCTCAGGATCAGGTATAATCAAACCCATGTGCATACGCAGAACACCAGCCCACGGTCCTTCGTGGGGGTTGAGTGCCTTGTCAGGACCAAGCACTGAAAGATAGGCAGAGACGACTGACTTGTGCCTGTTTAGAACTTTCATAAGCACAGGAAAGTTTGCGGCATTTTTCTTGAACGTCATGCCAGCACCCCTGAGAAAAAACATACGCCACTTGTCATCATTGCTGATGTATGTCTGATCAGGTGATATATCCTGAAAGGGTGCGAAGTCATCATACCTCGCCATGATCTTCTTGGTCTCAGCCAAGATGTGGAAATAGTTTTCTTCCAGTTCTCTGGATAGCGGAGTGAGGGAAGGCTCAAAGAACTTTCTGTCCCCCCAAAGACAAGCCTTGCGGAAAGGTTTTTTTACAATCTGTGCAAGCTTGTAAGCACTCATTGTAAACCTATTTGTCTGAGAACGGGCACTGCCGCTGTAATGGCTAACTCTTGTTGCCTTATAATATTAAGAAGCTCTCTTTTCTTTGACGGATCAATGGGAGAGTTAAGAATCTGGTTCTTTTGTTGACGAACTTCCTTGAGTTGGTTGCGTATGTCTTTCATGTTTTCTTCAAGAGCTAGAAGTTTTGGTCTCTCTGTGCGAACTTCTATGATCTTATCTACATCGCCTTCTTTTTCAGCTTGAGCCAAAGCATTAACCGCTTGTCTAACAAGCCTGTCTAATTCGTAAAACTGGACTACCGTGCCACGGCTATTGGGGTCTTGGAAAAAACTCCTGACCAAAGGCAGGTTGTACCAATCTTTGTCGGGCGGTAACGAAGTGTCAGTAGGTTGAAAGGCATCAACCATATGACTTGCGGCAGATAAAGCGTAGCTTCCTAAAGTGCCTGTATACCCCTTGATTAAATGGTCAAGTTTAAGGGGAGACATATTCAGTTCTTTACCAAGGGCTATAGAAAAGCTACTGGTGCCTTGATATTTTTGTTGATCAGGATCAAGCCCCTTCATGTAATACGGAACAATTTCTCTACCAGTAAAGGCAGAATAGTTGGTTCTCACTTCTTCCAGTGGCTTAATAAATTGGGGGAAATCAACTTGAAAAGTTGATCGTAGATTTCGGGTAAAGGAATCCCGAACATCTTTTCCTAAATCAGAACCCCCACCCCACTGAAAAATTCTTTCGGGCATAACCTTAAAAATAAATCCTACTTCAAAAGGCGTGGGTATTTTAAGACATGGACCGCCAAATGGAGTAGGCACAAACCAGTTTAGGTCTCTGGCTTCAGGCGTTGCATTTTTATAGCACTCAGAATCCCTCATCAGCATTGTATATAAAACAGTTGTACCGACTATAAGTGATGCCTTGGCAAAGAAAGCTTTGCGGGTCGCGTCGGGGTTTGCTGTTTCTTTGTTAACTCCAGCACGATAAAGAACATCCAGTCCCTGTATACGGGCATTCAAGAAAGGAATGACAGCAGTCAACAAACGTATCTCTGCGCTTGCTCCTCTCCTGTTAAAGTTAAGAACTTCCAAAGCTTCAAATAAAGCCTGAGCTTCGTTGCCCGTTCTTTCCAGCACTCTTTTGTAAACTGCAATTCTTGTTGCAGATTCAGAAGCGTTGGTAAGCACGGTCGTTGCGTCCCATACTTTTTTGAAAGGACTAGCAGCTTTTTCTACCACTCCTTTGGGACTTTTTGTTTTGATTCTGCTTTCAATATAACGAGCCATATCTTGCGGTGTGCCAGCAAAATCGTAACCACCAGAAACGCCGCCAGTCCGCAATGCTGTTCCAGCTTCTTTACCTAAAAGGGCGTCCACAGCACCTTGTAAGCTACCAATAATCGGAACATAATTTTGACCTGATGTGACCCAAGCACTTAGCGTATCACGCAACATATTACGCAACATAAAGCCGGGGTCTCTGGTGACCAGTTCTCTTAGCACTCTGGCAGGAGTAGCAAGATAACCCACAAAAACACTATCCATAATGGTGTCAGTGTTCTGAGACAGGATAGTCATGGAGGTGTAAAGGAAAGGATCGACAATCTCAAAGTACCTATCCTTGCCGTCTACCCTGATCTGCACTGTGCTTAGTGGGTTGTCTCCTGACTGGTCAACTTCAAATGCCAATTCCAAAGCCAAAGAATCTCTAACAACTCTTTGGGCAGCAATGTTTTTCATACCACCTTGGATAGCTGTTGCTGCGTTCCTAGCCACATTGTCAAGAAAATCATCTACTCTGCGCGGTGCGGAATACAATTCAATCTTCGCGTCAGGTCTTGTTTGGCGTGATGCTCGAACAGCGGCAACAGCTTTGTTGTAGCTATCATATTCTTCTGGCTGTATCTGACCATCGATAGAAATTTGAAACGCCCTGCCAGCACCAAGAAGTTTCTTATCTACCCTTTTTCCGTCGAGCGGTATTTTTGTTGCTTTCTCTCCAGCGATATATGCAAAGTCCTGATCTGGGTAAAAGAACGACATTTCCTGCGTGACGCCAAATCCCTGCTGTTCCTGCCTGTAGTATGGCGTGTAGTCAGCAGTGTCGATCCATGTCTGCCCCATCTCTTCTGTAATCAGACCAGTGTCCACCATGAACTGAACAAGGTAGCTGTTCCATACCTGATACTGATCAAAGACATCCGCGAAGTATTCATACTTGTCACCAAGGGACAGACCGTTAGCAATATCCTGCTCAGTCATGCCAGAGTCTCTGCCCTCTGCGTTTAGTCTTACCGCCCTCCTTGCCTGAGCATAGGTGCCAAACTGAGATGTAACGCGAGCCTCCATGACAGGCTCCAGTATTTCAGCAAGACCCGTTATTGTCTGACCGTCCACTTCGTTAACCACATTAAAAACGCCCGCTTCCTTGTCGTACACGGGTACGCCGTCATACCAAGCTGCCCTAGTTAACTGGGCATGTTGCTCTGCCATGATCACAGCTTTAAATGCATTCGCGTCTGCGAGTTCTTGCCCAGCCACCACCCGGCTTACTTTATCTGCAAGAATTGAAATTACTTCGTACTTGTTTACATACCTTTGCCGAAACTGGCTTTTAATCAAATCCCAGTTGTTACTGAACAAGACACTGTTTTTGTAGTCACCAAGAATTGCACTTAGAAAAGCCTGACCTGCCGTCTCTTCTTCGTTAACGGCTTGCGTTCTTCTAATTGTTTCCTGAACTTCAGGGCTTTCGTCTTTTACAGTGCCGCCCCTAGAAAACTTTTCCTTAGCCTTTTTATTAAGAGTTAAAGTGGGGCGACCAGTCGGCTTTTTAGTCTCAAACGTAAGCGCAGTTTCCTGAGCCGTTGTAGACAAAGCCGAAAAATTTGGACTAAGAGCGTTTGCTTTTCTATATTGTTCTACGTCTTTGCGAAGATTGTCTTGTGACAACACTTTGCTGGTGGGATAAGCAGTTGTTATTGAAAAGAATACTCCCTGCCCTTTAGCAGTGACCCTATCAAAAACTATCTTGATGCCAGTCTTAGAGCCTTCTGGTGTCCATATCATGTCCTGACCACCACCACGACGACCCTCAGTAATTTTAAATGCTGATGTGCCAACGCCAGATACCATTGCCTCCATATAAGCATCAAGAGCAGCAGCGATGGCAGCGTTTGCTGAAGTAAACGGCAAGTCTGGGATAGCTCTAAAATCGTCGTCATGTAATGCGGCATGAACCTGACCATAGCCCCTGCCATCTTCGTAGTTTATTCCTGCCGCCATACGGACATTAAGCCGCTGACCGTCGTTGGTTTTTAAAACACCCCAGTTATCGCTGCGTTTCCCGTCAGCCCTTGCTCTTTTTACAAACCTGTTAGGCGCATTATTACGAGGGTCTTGGGGATATTTACGGGAGAATCTTTCGTCAGGGACAAATGAGTCTTGCGTATTAAAGTTGGTCTCGTCCCGAAGTTCCTGAAGATTGACAGGCTCTACAAGATTTTCAATGCCCTCGTTAATAACAAACTCTGGCAGTATCCCGACTTTCTGGTCTGCATAGACCGTATCAGCGGAGGAAGCATTTTCATTTTGCTTGGCTGCTGGTCCGTAGTTAACCCAAGAATTTTGTCCACGGGTTTCACTAGCCAGTGCCGCTCGCGCCAAGGGGCTGAACATAACCGCATGGCTGGCATATGCAGCATCTTCTCCAGCGGCTCTGAACCCAAAGCCTTCCTTGACGTGCCCGAAGTAATCATGGACCACTCGGAAGATGTCATTCACCCTCGCCCGACGACCTGATATAAACTCGTCAGTAAGGCGAAGCATCGGGTTAACAGCCACTTCTTCAGCGGATACCCCATCCATGCCATACCCTACATCGGTGGGGAAGACATACATATGGTTGTTTTGTTTTACATCTTCGATCATCTCACGCGGCGAGGCGGCGTAAGGGTCAACGTCAGATGGATAGAACTCTACCTCAAGACCAGTGTCTTTGATGAAGTCATATTGCGTCATGACCTCTTCTGCCAAAGCGTCATAAGCCGCTTGCGTAAAGGAATCCTCTGGAGTGTTCGGCATGTCTTCGTATGCTTGCGCTATACGAGTTGCCCGTTCTCCGTCCACTGATTCGTAAACGTAATTGCCAACAAGCTCAGGTATGCTACGTCCAACTGTCTGCCCGTAATCACGAGCAGCTTGTCTTGCTGGTGCAAAAGGCTCAGTCGGAACTGGACCTGTGCCGGGAATGTTATAAGAAGCTGGTAGCCCTTCTACTCTTTCTTCTTCTTGCGCGGTAGCACCCGACCTATCCTGTGCCTGTAGCTGTCTCTCGCTTCGAGATAAGCTTCCGCTGTCTTGAACTGGTCTCTCCTCGGCGGGTTCGGTACGCCGACGACTGAAGCGTTCCCTGCCTCCGTATTTGAGCCTTGCGCTGGTGATGGAGTCTTCGAGTAGAGGTTCAAGTTCGCTCCGCTTAAAATTCTTGACCCTTTCTGCAACAGCGGGTCCGTATCTTTGATGAATCCTTTGTATGTAGCTACCACCTGTTTTCTCCTGCGTGTAATCATTTCCTATAAATTCAGATTCGTAAAAACTAGCCTCAACGTCTAAATCAAAACCAATCTCTTCAGATATGGCACTAATAGCATCTATTACATCACCATCAGGACTAAGGCGGGAAGCCAGTGTCTTCCCCCTACCATCAAGGAGAATGAGCATCGCGGAATTACCGTTCTCATCGATGGTTGAAGTGTAACCCTTGATTAAGGTGTCTGCTTCATCCAGACGAGCATCCGCTACTCCAGCCTTTCGATCCTTAGCAAGTTTATTAGCAGCTTTCTTTGTAGTCGCTAGGTCGGCTTTGCGTAACTTGTCCCACAGTATGGACATATTTGTGTCATTGTTCAACAAATCTTTTGACACATCGGTCGGTCGTATTTTCAAAGCAAGCTTAGACTTGGATGTCTGTCTGGGCAGCACCCGATAGGAAAGCATTCCTGTTTGCTCTAGCAAAAATCCGATTATGCTTGCCATATCTGTCATGGCTTCTGGAGATGCCACAACCTGTTCTGTCATATTCGGATTAATTGTATCGTCCATCCAGCCACCCGTAGCGTGGATGCGATTTATTTCAGCAATTCCTGTCACGTCTCTGGCAAAATCAGTAGCAGCTTCTGCCGCTCGCTCTGTAACTTCTTTTTGCCCGACAGCGGGTAACTGATAATAATCTACAAACGTCTCGGAGTAAGGAGACCCGTCTCCAAAAGCCACCTCAAATGGCAGGTTCCTGATATTAAACAGAATAGAATCTTCGGCTGTTTGGCCCGGCTTTCCGAGGAATTTTGTTGTCGCCATCCAGCCAACAGACTGTACCTGTGACGGTGTCCACCCGCCTCCCTTATAGTTTATGTCATTAAGGTAATCACTGAGTGCCCTCAAAAAATCGCCTGAACGCTCGTACTGGTTTTCTCCCGGTGACCCTGACGTGTCAGTCTCAACACGCACACCGTAGTTTTCCCTTAAAAACTTTTGATAGACTTTATCAACAAACCCAGTGTCCCTGAGGGAATGAACGTCTGCTACCGCAGGGGCACCACCACGAACATCGTTGCCCATCC